ACATGAAAGCCGATGAAGCCTGCACAACCTGTAACTATATAATTTTTCTGTTCCGCCATGATGCTCCTCCCGAGTTCGTGATGATCTTGTCCACTTCTGGCTTCAACAACCAATTGAAAAGCATGATAGGCACTTTAGAATATTGGCCTGTGAACTTATCGAACTTTCTACGCTGAGTAGTCCACCACATGCCTTTAACTTCGATAAAACTGCCGAACTTTGGAAGCCAGAAGTCAGGTGTATAGTGACCATTCTGCCCAACCTCAAACATCCATTTTTCATACTGCCAATCAATTCCTTCAAGATCAAAGACAGTGGCTACTTTCCTTTCAAAGTCTGATTTGAAATCTGCGTATGCCCCACCTTCATTAACTGGTATAGCTCCCCACATCTGTTGGGGCGTGTACTTCCCATCAAGAGGTATTTGCTTTTTAATCCACTTCAACGCACAAGGCCATGAGCAGATAAACCGACTGTACACCAGTATGTATTTTCTATCCTGATTTGGGAGCCTCTGCAAGCGCTTGCACACCGCACATCTTACATTTGGCATGAACCACCTCCATGCCTTGCCCCTTTAGCCGCTTGAATGATGGCCTGTTGAGTCGCAAGGTACACTGGAAAGTTCTTTTTCCAATAAAGCTTGAGATCATCTTGCTTCGCTGCCTTCATCTTCTTTCCGTTCACATTCACACGCCAAACTTTTGCAGCATCATCCTTAACGATTATCCCAAGCTCCTTTCCAAACTTAAGCACTGAACCATAGTCATCAATCATGCCCTTCTCAAGCTCAAGCTCTGGAATAGATTCTTTCACAACGATAAACTCTCCTGCACCTGCAAGAGTGGCAATCTTCTCCTTTTTAAGCGCAAAAGAATGTCTGCTTGCCATTGCCTTGTTATAGACCTCATTGATGTACTTTGCATCGGTGCCATTCTTATCCAGCATTTTCTTGGCAATCCTTACCAACAAAGAGAATTCATGTTTCATGCTGAAGCCTCCGGGCATTACTTCCGGGTCGCCAAAGGAAACTCCAACCTTCATCCTCATTTGGTTCGTGAATAACACAGTACAGGCATGATCTTTTTTGCGTTCTCGAATGAGTCTTTGTTTGATTCTCTTCACAGCCCTGCCTATCAAACGGGCCTGAAGTGCCATAAACTCCTGTTCCATCGGAGCGTCAAACTCAGATTCAGGAACAAGAGCAGCAAGCGAATCTACTACCAGAAGGCCACAGTCATCGGCCCGAAGGACGCTCTCACTGACATTGACGTACTGCTCACCTGAATCACAAAGAATGTAGTAATACGAATCCTTCGGAACTCCACAGGCTTCGAGCCATTGTGCATCAGTCGTTCCTTCTATGTCTACAAGCACTGATTTCATGGGCTTTGGTTTGTGACAAGTGCATGTCTCCAACAGGTTAAAGCATCTCCAGCAAATCATAGAAGCTATCCTCATGGCAGCAATCGTGATTCTTGACTTTCCACCTTGATCTGGCCCCCACGCACATGTGGAGCCATGAAGAGGCAAGCCTCCTCCAGCAGCAAAGTCTAACGCAAAGATGCCTGTCGGGAGACGTGGCGGGTCGTACCTGATTTGTGACGCTGGTACCATCGTCTGCGCCCCGTATTGAGCATTCAGGGTGGTAAATAATGAGCCTAAGTTAACAGGCTTTTCAGGCTCTTTTTTCTTTTTCTTAGCCATGCTATTCCTCCTCAGTCAACCGATCAACCTCTTTGTTTAGCAGAGCATGAACCATCTTCTTGACTTTCTTGTACATCTCTGGCACCTCTTCAATGTAGCAAGGTGCAGTGATCATAACGTCTATGCGAACACTGCTATAATCACCTGTGGGAATTGTCGAACCGAGCTTCACTGAAACCGAAGCAGGGTTAGTGACAAAAGGGCGAATCTGTATCTTCTTACGTTTCTCCTTTGTTTCGTTGAGAACAGTAGTCGTTACCGTAATAGACCCTTCTCTTTCAGCGAGTGCTACATTCTTCTTATCCGACATACTCACCTCTTTTTCCATTTCGCATGCAAGATTTCGCTCACATCAGTAAGAGATTTAATCTCCTTCCTGTCAAACGCGGCAAAAATCTTCTTGATCAAATTCGCCTGTTCAAAGGTATACAGTCTCCAACCTCTGGAGTCATAAAAAGAAGGCTCTGGAATGACAGCCGTATTATGATACTCCCTAATAGTTTGAACTTTGCGATTGATCATTTCCGATATCTTGCCAATGGTGATAAACGTAGTTTTTCCATCAGTCAGCGTTTTTCTGTCACGCTTAACACCTGCATTAGTGGCATGATAGTAGGCTTTTGCATCAGCCTGAATCTTTGCCCTATGATCGTGATCTGACTCATACTTCTCTTTTCGTTCCTTCGACAATCGTTTCTTATTGGCCTTATACCATTCCTTGTAGTTAAAGCCATCAGCAGATTGTTTTCTCCGTCCCATCACACGCCTCCTTGAACATACTTGATCTTCAGTCCTTTTTCCCTGTATTCAAACTCACGCTTTGTTGCCCACCTCTGAGCATCAGGGTAGAACCGATCAATAATATCGACCAAGACAGGCTGCTTCTTACCATCTACGAATCTCTCTATTCTCCCTCTTGATTGTTCTGTTTCTGTTTGTGGAGTAGCATAGATCATGCCAGCCACATCTGGAATATCTGTGCCTATTGCGATCATTCCATAGGTAGCAAGGATGACCTTACAATTTCTGGCAACTGTATCCCTATACTTTTGTGAGACCTCTTTGTACTTCGTTTTGGCACCTTTTTCCCGATGAAGAGGTATAACAGGTAGCCTTCGTACATAAAATCCAATGTCAGAACTTTTCAGACCATTCTCCGCAGAACGAGACAGCAAAGCCTCTCGTAACGCAATAAGCTGCTCTGATCTATCAGACAGGACTATCACTCGTCTATCCGAGTTTACTATCAATTCCACGAACCTACGAACCACAGCATTCCTTAAAGGATTCATGGCAAGCTTGGACAAGAGCATGCCTCTACGATTAATCGTGCTACTCCCACTCCATACCCTACCAGAACTACCATCGAAGTTATACATGAGAACTTGAGCAGCCATCCTACCTTCATCTTTTCCTCTTAGAAGGTGTTGACCAATATGCTTGTAGAATACCACCTCAGTCTCATCCTGCCTCTTAAATGTGGCACTTGCACCTATGCGGTAGTACGATGGAAACATCTGGACAACAGGCGCAAAGGTCGTTGGAGGTACCGAGCGATCAACTTCATCGAACACTATGCATCCAAAGTATTTTTTAAAATCATCGCCAAACCTGTCAAGGGCAAGAGAGTGGACAAGGCCCACAACGATCTTCTTTCCCTTGTACACGCACTTTCGCTCCAGAGCAATGCCAATATCCTTGTCAGAAAGGCCAGTAAACTTACGAATCCTTTTAACCCACTGAGATACCAAATTCGACCTTGGAACTACCACGAGAGTGGTTTTGTTGATCGAACTTAGCATCTTCAGTATTGTGACTGTTTTGCCAAATCCGGGGGGCGCTTGCAGCAAGAAGCCTGTTCCCCCCGAAGCCAGCAAAGTCTTGAATTGAGCAACGACAGTAGCTTGAGCAGATCGAAGTTCCTTTGTGAATGTGATCTTCACATCCGTCCCACGTGTTCTCTTGTCAATTACCTTTTTGGCGAGATTGTCTACGCTGCGGAAATGATACAGTGGAACTCCAATCCAAGAAGGAGTCAACCTGTACATCTTTATGATGTCCTCACTGTACTTCCGTTCAGTCATCAGATCAGTCTTCAAGCCTCGAAGATCATCAACCTCTGAACGTGGCAGAAAAACGTGGGTTCCAATTATTATTTTACTATACTTTTGCAAGCGATTGCACTCCTTACATGAGGTCTTCTACTGACTTGCCCTTCTTGCCTTTTTTGTCCTTTTTGGACTTCTTCTTTTCCTCTTTTTTAGAGGACTTCTCCTTCGTGGGAGGCTCTTTGGATTTGGACTTTTCCTTGCCCTTGTCTTTCTTCTTTTTCTTGTCGCTCTTCTTGGACTTCTCCTCTTCTTCGTCCTCGTCCTCGATGTCTATGTCCTCATCTTCTTCGGATTCTTCATCTTCGTCCTCTTCATCTTCATCCGAATCAGCATCGTCATCGTCATCGTCATCGTCGTCATCATCTGAGTCAGCGTCATCGTCGTCGTCATCCGACTCATCTTCATCCTCATCTTCAGACTCTTCATCTTCCGTGTCCTCTGCATCATCAAACTCGTCCTCTTCCTCTTCATCCTCAGAATCAGAGCCGACAGGGGCATCAACACCTGCAAGCTTGGCAAGCTCTTTGGCGGTTTTAGGTGCAAAGATTTCTTCGTAGTCGAAAGGCTTCAGCCATTCCTTCGGGTCAACATCCGCAGGTTTGAGAGCAAGCAGTTTCTTCTTGTCAACTTTGCCGAGAAACTCGAAATCCTCACCTGTGGCACATTCAGTAGAGCTATCTCCGCGTGACATTTCAAAACGAGTCATGGTAATGTCGCCACCGCGTTTCTTGATCTTCCGCAGCATGTTCTGCCTCGCTTGGCCTTTCAGAACGATAAGCTGTTTCTCATGTTGGTGAACCTGACCTTTCTTGTCCACGGACTTCTTATGGTTTATGATCGTGCCGACCATGATGTAACTTGGCATGTATTTGGCCTCGCAGAGTGGGCACGTGTCCAAATCCTTAATGCAAGTGAAAAAGTTGTGGAAGTCTTTCCCGATCTTGATATTATGCTCGTACAGAAAGAACGCAGGAGTATCAAGAAACGTAGCCTTCGCACTTGTTCCATTGTCAAGCCAGAACCTACGTGGGCCACGCTGCTCACGTCTTGCCTTGGCAGCCGCGTCTTCCTGCTTTGAACGTTTAACTCCATCTTTACCTTTTTGGTACCATTGCTTTTTTGCCATACCTCACTACCTCCTTTTAGTTATGCCCATCAAGGGCTATTGCTGCATTAGCGGTGAACACTGCTTCTCGAACTTTACGAATGGCAGCAGTCTGATCAGCGCATGCCGGAGTGTTCGCCATGATAACTTTGGCAAACTCTTTCCCCGCCTCCCTTATTTTTTCATACTTTTCAGGCTGTCCTTCCGTTGGTGCATGATACATAAATATGTGGTTCAAATCCATGCCATCACCTCCTTCCTGTACTATACATTACGTTTTGTTTTTTGTCAAGGAAAATCTCAAATGAGTTCTGCCATGTCCAATACCTTTTGCAATTCCTCATCGTTAGGCAAATCCCCCGCATCGTTACACGGCTCCCCATTTGATTTTTTCGCTACAGACCAGAGTAACTTGAACAACACAGCTTTGGACTGCATACTTTCTTTGATCTTTCTGATCATCTTTCTCCCTGCTTTATCTGCATCACCACCAAGAAGCAGGGTATCTGCTCCTATCGCATCAATCTGAGCATCTGTCACACTACTTGTTGCAGAGGCTATCACATTCGAGTATCCAAGAGCCATTAGTCGCATAGCATCAATCTCGCCTTCAACAACGATAACTGGGTTTCGCCAGTCAACAAGGGCCAATCCGAACCACGCTCCAGAAGTCTTGAGTGGAGTAAAGTCGCCATCGTAGCCTGCAAGCTTTGGTGAGACAGTCCAGATATGCTTTGTCTTGATAACACGCTCACGCATAGTCATGACGTTGCCGCGAAAGTCTGTCAGAGGAAACACTACCGATCTATTCTCTGGATTATGTCTTAGTTGGCACATGTTTTGAACCCACTCTGGAACTCCACGAACAACGGAGAGCCAATGGCGAATCTCTCGTTCAATAGGCGAATGGGAATACTGTAACAATGGGTACCGCCGTAATACCTCTGGAGGTACGGGCGATTTGACTTTCACTTTTGGGTTAAACCATGGGTCAGAGAATTTAGGCAATGCATCCTCTTCCTCAAAAATCTCATTCTCCATGTAAATCTTCGCAGCTTCAGTAGGGAAAGCTCCACTTAGCACGTAAAAATTATGTAGTAACCAACCAAGAGGACGAGCCTCTGGAGTGCAGCCGAAGCAATAATACACCGAGGTTGAGTCCTCTGAAATGGATATTCCAAAGCTTGGCCTTGAATCTGTTCCGCTTGAATGAAGATACGGAGCAAGAGGACACTTCATATTTACCCACTTATCACCAACCCTGAGATCGCCTACTTCCACATCAAGCGAGAGGATAAAACTTTTGATCGACTGTTCATCCATGGAGGATGTCCTTCAACATACGAGTGATCTGCCCAAAAGTGTCATCCAAAGCCTCACACTCACTATGCTTCGTTTCAAGTTCAAGGTCTATATGACACGCTTTTGATGGATTACTCATTTCATCCCTAATATCAACATCCACTTTGACATGTATCTTCATGCTTTCTCCTTTTGCAAGCGCTTTCAATCATCCGCCCCACGAGGTACAACCCCACGAATAATCGAATCCTGCTTAATGATCATTCTCTGCATGTCGTAGACAACACGGAGAACTCCAGACTCGCCCTCACGACCTTTGAGAAGTTCAAGAGTTTTCATCCTTGTTGCTCCCATACTTCGGCCTTCTGATTCATAATCATCTTCTTCGTCATCGATACTAATCACAATACTGGCAAGCTGTCCAATAGCATCAGCACCAGCAATATTTGACAAGTTCCCTGCGCCCTTCCTGTTAAACTGATAGCTTGCGATAACAGGCAGGCCGAACTCACTTGCAATAGACTTCAGGAATTCAGCCGTTTCACTTATTCGTTCCCACCTTGCGAGATTCGTGTTTGCAGTCCTGAGCAAATAAGCTCCATCAACGTACAGGACAGTGGGCTTAAGCTCTTGAATAGCAACGACCAAATCCTCAACTGTACTTTTCAATGTTCCTTGCATCAGGTAGAAAGGCCGACCAATATCGTGAAGCTCATATACTTGATCATGCAGTATCTTCTTGCCTTGAAAGCTCAACCTACCAAGCCTCACCGATGTAGCCGAGAGGTTTGTTCGTAGGGCGATCAGTCTTCTTGCATTTTGAAGATTACTCATCTCATAAGCAGCATAGAGCGGTGTAGCGCCATAACTATATGCTGAGTTTGCCATGTGTGCAAGAAAGTAACTTTTCCCCGCACCCGGACGACCAACAACAGCAACCGTGTCAGAAGCCTGCGCCCCATCTGAAATAGCATCAAGGAAAGGCATGCCAAAAGGAACTCCAGACATATACCCTGCCATCTGATGCTCGTCATGGACATCTCGAACCTTGATAGACTCTTGAGCAAGGGTAGTTATTTTCCGATCTCCAGCTTCCGCGATCAGGCGTGAATATGCTCGCTGTAAAGTCTTGAATGCTTCATCAAAGTCACCGTCACGTGTAGCGGATAATACGTCTTTTGAAGCAGAAGCAAGCAAGGTCAAGCGTGACCGCTTTTTAACCTTTTCAATCCAATACTCTATAGGCTCGTCAGAGATCGCAGATAGCGTTACACCTACCTCCCTCTCAAGGGTCTTTCGTTTTGGATGCTTGCCATACTTGATAATGTGATCAGTCAGAAAACCGAATGCTTCTTTTTCGTTGTCTATGAAGTGATCTCGTGTTACTCCTTGCCCCGACAAAAAGGACAGGGAAACTTTATCTTCAATGATTTTTCGTATCAGCCCAAGCCCTATTGACATCTCCCCTCCATCAATCCTTGTCTATCTTCAATCCCATCTTCTTTCGTACCATGGCTGTTTTAAAAATACACCTCTCCTCAATGATCGCTGTGGCAGTTTGACCAAACACTGCTTCCACTTGTTGCATATACATAGCTCTCACGGCATCCTCATTCCAATCTTGCCTACATAGCAAAGTGAACAAGTTTGAAGTTTTCGGCCTCTTCAATCTTGCAGTGAGTAACTCAAGAAATTTTGAGCCATACTTGGAGCCAAACGGAGTCTCTTGATTAATATTCTCCCACACGAGTAGTCCAGCAGTCTCGGCATGGCGTATAAACTTTTGTGAGTCAGTTAGATCGATGATGCTATGACCTTTTGCAGCATGCGACATGTGGAGGCTCACAGTCTCATTCGTCACTGTCATAGGCGCACGAGATTTCGTCAGGGCGAAAACAACTGGCAGGGCATCGCACACCTCACGAAGAAAAAACGCACTATCAGAGATCAAGCATACCCACTCACCTGCCGCAAGAAAAAACTTTGTCATAAGCACATGCAAGAGTGTTTGAACGAGTTCGCTTGGAGTTTTCTGTAGCGACTTGATAGGATAGCCCAACCTGCTCAACTCGTCATACACTGCGATCTTGTCATCCTTAGTGCCTGAGAAAGATTTGTCAGACCAAGGATAAACGATCTTCGGTTTATCGCTCATCAATACTCTCCTTTCTTGTCAGTAGGGAGTGGCGTGAAGCCTTTGGCATCTTCCTCAAAATGCTTTGCTTCATATCGAATACTTGTTTCTCTTTTTGGTACATCGTGTGTGATGACCCAATTATCTATCTCCCGCCTGAACTTGAAAATCTGCCTGAACGTGGGAAAAGCAAACAAGATCAACCGAAGTCCTTTCTCATTCTGCAAGTTTGTATGCAGCAGCACCCAATTCTTGATAATTGGACGTAGTGCTTCTTTTGCTTCAAGCCCTTGTTTAGATATATCAACCAACCACATCTTGGCGGATTGTTTATCGCGACCTGTCCAGAGTTCTTTGTACTGGAAGCCATACTCTTCGCAAAGTTCTTCCATGGCAGTCTTAACCCACGTGGAGACAACTCTTGCCTTGTCTCCTGCTTTTACATGCTTGAGTGTGTTCTTCAACTTATCAGCTACTTTTTGTCTGTGTTGTGTTGTCAGATTCTTTCCTGCTGCATACTCTTCAACAATGGTAGTCATAGAGTCCTCCACCCAATCTAAATTTTGCCAAACGTCAACAACACGTGTAATTAAATCCTTCAGCTTTTTAGAAGGATGCCGTTTAAACATTTTCGCAAGCGATTGCAAAATAAAAGGGAGGTTTAAGCGGTACCACCACTTGCCTCCCTTGAGTTTTTTTACTTGAATGAGATCGCTACGAAGCAGTCTTCCACGTGATCTGCGAATATTAGAATCAGGCAGTGACATGCCTGTTGTCTGCGTGAATGGATTACCTCTTGTAAAATCATCTGTAGAGAGGACAGCCTGAAGTCTGCGATGCCCGAGTGTTTGTTTTACGATCTGCAAATAGAAACGTGTCGCTTGTGGCCCTATCTCAAAAACCTCTATTGCATCAAGCGCAAACTTCTGCAATTGTAAAAAGTCCATGTAAGGCATTCTTGTCTTGCTACTGGAACCAACTGCCATTTACTACACCCTCCTTTGATTGTGCAACGATGATATAGCCTATCACAGATAGGTTTTTTTGTCAAGTCAAAAGGAAAAAAAGTTTAGCCCTTAAATAAGCAGCTTTCAGGCGCATTGTTTTTTTCTTTTTCTCTTTAGCGAAATTTTCTCTTTTTCCTCATTCATGGCAGGATGCATTTTTGGCTGCCAAAAAGTCTTTAAGAGAGAAATGAAAAAATCAAGGTTTTCGTGCGCGAGATTTTTTCGAGCGCCCTAAAGATATATGGTTAATATATCTTTAGGATTGTATCTCTTCTCATAAACGAGAATATAATTCTACGAAGTAGAATTTATTCTTCTATGGATATTAATACGAAGTATTAATATACATAAGTATAGTGTTCTGATTTGGTACAAAATGACTATTTTTTGCGTACCAAATTGGTACGGAATTTCGCTGTTTTTTGGCCTTTTGTATCGTAGGTAACATTACACTTTTTGACAAAACTTTGCAAACCAAACGCCTATAAATTTTTTCTCTTGACATAATAAAAGACCTATGCTACACTAATAGCATGCTCAAGCATTTGCTGCTTCACTATCTTCTCAACACTTTAGCTCCTCTCACCTCAGAGCTAAAGTAAGTAACATCCCCTTTGATTGAAGCCCTATTGACGGAATCGGCCCCGTTAGTAGGGCTTCTTTTTTTTGGTAAAGAAAAGCGCCCACACTGGGAGAAGGGTAGCGTGGGCGCTAAGACTAAATAGGACGGTCTATTCAGTCGTTTGCTGATTCTTCTTGGCCTCTCTTTGAGCCATATAAGCCTCAATTGCCTTTCCAATCTGTGATGGAATAGTATTAGTTCCATACAGAACAGCGAGGAACCCGGCAAGCTGGAGAGGTATATCAACGATTTCTCCTGATTTGACAAGCTTCCATACTGCCATGAACACGTAAAGCGTTGACATGATCATCATGGTAACACGAGTGACCGAGACCTTTCCCCTACTGCCTTCAACCGTCTCAAGGAATTTCTTTGCAAGCGCTTTCATTTTTCACTCCTGACCTTCTCGCTTGAAGGTTCTCTGATCAATAGGAGATTATCTGGCGTATCATCAGGCAGTAGCTTGAACTTGTACCAATCACTCCATAGTGAACATTTGTCGGCTTTATTACAGGCTCGCATCCGTATCTTGCGCTGCCCAGTGCCAACAAACTTTGTCACATCATACTTAGGATACACACCTGTTTCCGTTTCTGTGGGCTGTAACTTGGTGACTTTCCCATCGATCTGTACCTTGAAGTATGCAGGAATGGTGTCTTTGCCAATTTCATACTCTTTAGCCACGATAAACCACTCAGAGGCCGCGAAAACTGGTACGGCAAAGAGTATGATCAATAGTGCAAGCGGAACTCTCTTCATAACGCCTCCTATGGAGTGGTCATCTCCCTGAACCCGGACGGTACGGCAGGAATACGATAGTCGCGAGTTCGC